GCTGCTGGGCCAACAATGCCTGCTGACGCATTGCTTCACGATCAATATTCTGGGCCGCATCAATTTCGGCTGTACTGATCTGTGATTTGTACTTTAACTCAATTTCATACTTTTTGAGATACAAATCTTGAGCCATTTTGTCGCGGGTCAGATCGTCATCCATCATCATTTGCTGGCGCTTTAGCTCCAACTCTGCCGCTTTCTTTTGGATATCTGCTTTGATTGACTCGGCCTGCACCTGGGCCAGCACCTCTTCGGGGCTTGGCTTTTGCTGTGGTGGTGGTGGCACATAGTCAGCAGGGATATTCTGGAAAAAGCTGGTCGAATCTTTGAAACCAGATAGCTCTACGATTTTTCGCAGGGTATTACTAAACTGCTGGGGCGTGACCAATGGGTTTGTGGGGCCAAGCTGCTGCAAGATTTGCTCTTGCTTGGACATGATCATCATCAGCGCTTGCAGTTTCTCGTTGGTGTCGCCATTGCCCAGGGCAATATTGATGTTCGCATCCATGCTGGTGTCCCAGAACCTTGGATCGATCTGCACCCACTCATTGCGCATTCGCACCATTCGGGCTTTGTCCTGGTGCGTTGTGGCCAAGAACAAAATGCCTTTGAATAGCTTTTTCATGCCTTCGGCCAGAATTCGGGCTGTCAGCTCAATGCGGCCTTGGCTGGCATTGATGGTCGCATTCACAGCTGCTTTGGTGCTTGACTGCAATGCATCTGCATTCAGACCCATGGCCGCCTTGCTCATACCGGTGCGATCTTCCTTGATCTGGTCCATGTATTCCATCATCGGGAATGCGGCCTGACCCACAAATGGCGTTGTCAATGGCTGGACCATGCCAGGCGCGCGCATTCTGATAATTGCACCCGTCTCATTGTTCAAGACATCATCGATATTGACTTGGCCTTCGACCACCGCTGTGCGCGGGTGAATCGACTGGGCCAGACTGTCCAATGTGTTTCGGAGTATTTCCGACTTGATTTCTTGCAAGTCACGGGTAATGTCAAAAATCGACATAGCCTCAAGGGGGCTAGTGTGTGGCTCTGGGTCGCAGGGAAAGTCAGCAAATGGAATGTAGCTTGCCGGTAGATTTCGCACCACCTTATAGCCACCGCCCATGCAGCAGACCTTGCGCAGTTCTGCAATGCCGTCACCATCAAAGTCAACGCGGGAATAAGCCTCAATGTATAGCACTCTGCGCATCATCGGATTTGCAGCGTCATTTGTGCCAAATGTCGTGGACAGTGGCTGACGCGCCAAATACTCGTCATTGCTGTCCAAGTCAGTCGTTGACAGATTCTCTTCAATTTCATCCTGGTCATAACCCATGGCCAACAAATCAGCCACAGTGGCCATCTGTCGGTGGGCAATGATGGTCGAATCGTCAAACGATCTGGCGCGTCTGTCCAGTAGCAGCTCTTCGGGTGGCACGGCCATGATGCGAATGCGGCCATCCTTTGTGATGCGCTTGATCTGCACATCGTGGATCATCGGTGCAGGCATGACCATGGGCTGACCAGTCATAGGGTCCACAGTTGTGAGCTGTGCTTCATCAATGGCAGGGTCAGGATAAGACACCACAATCTTGACTTCACCACCAGGCTCTTGCATGAGCATTTCTAGGGTCTGGTCATCGAGGCCGGTGTACTCTTCAATTCGGACCTTCTCTTCGTCTTCCCACCAGTATTTCGCTATTCCGCATTTGCGAACCAGTGCATCCTTAAAAATTGCATAGGTCGTTAAAAACCCGTTGTTGTCATTCTGGAAAATGTGGCTGCAATAGTCGGTGGCCTGTTGTGACATCTTGACATCTTCGGGTCCCTTGGGTACAAATTCCACCACATTCTCAGAACTAAAGAAAACGCGCATCAGGCTGGGCAGCATGGCCGAAACAGTGTCCCGCACTTCCATGGCCACCACTTTGCTATTGCCCTCGACCTCATTGCCAAATAAATCACCGCGATAGTATTCAGTCCCTTTGGCGCGTGTGGGTGACAGATCACTGTCCACATAGCTCACCGCATCTGTCAGGTCTTGCGTAATGATCGCTTGCAGTTCCGCATCATCCATTGGCTCTTTGGCTGCAATGTCGGTGGATAAGTTATCTGTAATATTTTCAATCATGGCTTGACCTTTGTAAGAACCACATACATGGAGTCCACAGCCCTTGGGGTGCGGATAATTTCGTCTTGTGGCAATTCTAGTGCTTCTCCCACCTTTGAGAGACGCATTTCCAGTGTTGTCAACTCAAACCGATCAGGCCAGCCTAAGTACCAGTGCCAATCGGTGTAATACCGCCAAGAATTCTCGTTAAATGCCCTGACATGGGTCGGGTCTTGCCAAGCGCCAAGACTCAAGTCATAAGGCACATGAATCCGCATCTGGCCACCGACCATCAGCAATTCTTTGCAGTTGGTCATGGCATCGACCAAGTTGGGGATGTGTTCCAGTACATCATTGGCCACAATGGCCTCAAACATACTTGGCACGATCTCCAGCTGCCCAAAGCGCGTCTTTAGCGTATCGCCCCACTTGACCTTGCTGATATCCACCAACCAGTCAGGATTCTTGCTGGCTTGAATATCTGCATTCAGATATTCAGCATTCCAGTCCTTGCCAGACCCTAAATTAAGAATCAAACCAGGCACTCGCATATTCGGGTCGATTCTCTCTGAGCCACGGCAGCGCATCTTCATGTAACTTTTGAAATTCCATGCCAATCGTGTTGCTGCCAATGTGGTGGACATAACTGGCTGACACAAAATGTGCATAGCCTTTTCTCACCAAATCCATACAATGCACGTCATCTGAGTACCAATTCAGAGGGGGAAACTTTGCCTCTTCAAAAGCATCACTTGATATCCATGCAAAGATTGGGCTGATTTCTTGGACCAATCTGACATAACTTTCAGACGGGTATTTAAAGCCATTGAGCTTCTCGCCTTCTTTGCTGACCCGCACATTCTGGCAAGGCCGTGCCGCATCGCACCTTGCCGCCACCCATCCAGCCTTCACACTGTGCATACTCTTGATAATTTGCACATCTTCCATCAGCACCTTCACACTGGTAGGTGTCAGCACAATGTCGTCATTGGCCACAAGGCATGACGACCAGTCTTCCATGGCCGCCTCAATCACCTCGTTATAGTCATCACCAAAGTTCCTTGGCTGGCCATAAATTTTGTAGTCGGCCTGGTAATTGTCAATCACCGACTGTGGACCTCTGAGATAGACCGGACACTCTGGCGCGTACTGCTTAATCGACTCTAGCAGCACAGACAGACCATGTCCCTTGACAGTGGCAATGACAATTGGACAAATCATTTTTTGGCCTTGTTTCTGGCACTGATCGCAGCCGCCTTGGCTTTGGCATCAGCCTTGGAGTTTGCGCCCCATGCCTTCAGACTCAGCAGCAGCCTGGTCGGCTCGCCACCCTTCATCTCAGGCCCAGGCATATTGCCCATCCGCGCCAAGAAGCTGGCGCGTCTTGGGTTATCGCCAGCCTTGACTGGCGCTTTCAAGTTCATGCCATCGGCCTTGGCACTTGCCCGGCCCTTGGCATTCAAACCACCAGAGGGTGACTTGCCCTCTTTACGCTGCCAAGCTGGGGTCTTCATTTCTTTGGCTTCTTTGCAGTCTTGGCCGCAGCCTTGAAGTCAGCAGCTGATGGAGCGCCTTTGCTACCAGGCTTGCGCATCTTCTCTTTGCTGCCTGCTTTGATGCGCTCTTGCTTGGCGTGAATGTTGGCGTAGAGTCCCTGCTTCATTCCTCTTCTCCCTCTTCATAGTCTTCAGATTCTTCACCCTCTTGCTCACCAGTGTTCGGACCACCGACCACCCAGGCATCGCATGTTCTGCTTGCTGCGCACTTGAAATCAAAGATTTCGCAGTAACCCAGATCGGCCAACTTGATTGTTCCCCATGGGTCAGCTTCCATGCCAATGCCCTGGGCAATGCACTCTTTGATGTTGTCAGACACATTGAACGCTGCACAGTTACCGCACAGAGACTGCTTTGCGTCATCCATGCTCACATCCCACTGGTCAGCCTTCTTGCGCCAAAAAGCCTCATTGGGCAGTTTGGGATTCTCAGGACCATAACCAGCGCTGGTGATTGCCTTGGCGCGGTTTTTTAGGTTGAGCGTAATGTCTTGCGTGGGCATGGGGCAGCTCTCGCCACCCTCCATGTCCTCGCCCTCTTCTTTGTCCATGACCTGGCTCATGGTGCGCTGCATAGTAGCCATTATTTTTTCGCCTTGTTCTTTGCTGTGCGCTGACCGCGCATGGGCATCTTTGCCTCAGACATTGCAATGGCAATTGCCTGTTTGGGATTCTTGACCACTGGGCCACCCTTGCCGGAGTGCAGTTTGCCAGAGCCAAACTCTTTCATCACCTTGCCGACCTTCTTTTGCGCTTTGGTCATCATCTTCATAGGTTTCCCCCATTGGTTTGTCAATACCCGAATTATGCAACCCGCACAAGGTTTCTGCGCAGGGGCTGGGACCACTTATTGCTCCCGCCAGACCCGTACATCCCCATGATCGCGTCACTTGCAAATGTCAGGACAAAGGCATCGGCCTTGTCTGGACTTGGCAGGCCGCGCCTCTTGATCTCATCTTTTCCCTCGATGGCGATCTTGCCATTGCTGGTGAAGTTGTAGCGCACTGTGGCCAGCTCGGCAATCAGCACCTCATCCTTTGGCATCTTGCAGTCCCGTGCCTCAAGCCAGGCTCTTGCCCTGTACCAAAGTTCAGCTTTAAGGTTTCTGTAAGTCCCGCCCATCGCTGGGCTTTCACTCACATTGATCCCTCTGGCCGGTAGGCCCAGCTCCCGCAGCCGGTCCACCACCCCAGCCCCAAGGCCGATTGAGTCGACCAATATTTCCTTTGGCTGCTGACTCGGTGGCAGCGCCTGATACTCGGCCACCACCGCACCAGTCAATTGCATCAGGTCAAGATTTTTCCAAGTCTTGATGCTCTCTGTCACCGCATTCCCTTGGCGCTTGCAGAGGGCTGACCTATCCGATCCAAACCGCGCCACATCCAAGCCCCAGATCATGGGCGCATAGTCACTTGGCGCCACATCCCGATTCACCGCACTCTCCAGTAGGTCCATGGCAATCACAGTGTCGTCATCGCCCTTGGGAAACTCCCCGATCACCCTGATCCGGTAGACATTGCTTTCCTCGCCATAGCGCATGGCCATCTCTTTGACGTACTCATCACTCACCCTTGGCGAGTCAGTGCAGGCCACTTGGAACGTGGTCCACTCATCAGCCAGGCGCGTGTGGGTGTCATAGAAAAACCCACTAGACCTCACCGGATTCCCCAAAAGCAGCGTCACCGCATTGTGGCCAGACATCGATCCAGCCGCGGCCTCGAACACTTGCTCTGGCACACCAGAAGCCTCATCGGCCACCAGCATCACGTTCTCACTGTGAATCCCCTGCAAAGCCTCCGGCTGCTCGGCCCGACTTGTCCTGGCCGAAATAAACATCTCAGTCGGTGCAGCATTGAATTCAATCCTCTCTTGCTTGACAGTCAACAATCCCTGCAAAGGCAGTGGCATCGCATTGATCCACCTCTTCAGCTCTGCAAACATCGCGTCATAAAGCTGAGAGCTTGTCGGTGCAGTCACCACCACCTTGACCGGACTCCTGGTCATAAAGTACCAGAGCATGGCCCAGCTGCTTGCCGTACTTTTCCCCACCCCGTGGCCAGACCGAACCGATATCTTCCGATCCCCACGGGCTATTGCCCCAAGAAACTTCACTTGCCACGGGTCAGGGTCAACCCCCAAAACCTCCCGCACAAACAAAACAGGGTCAGGCTGATACCGGTCCACCCACTGGGCAAAGACATTCTCTTTCACAAATCCCTCACTTGCTTTAAGTTCCGACCCGTGATCCTATCTGTCCAGCAAGATGCGCACAACCACCTGGTCGCACTCATCTCCACCCCACCCTCTGGCGGCTTTTCCAAAGCGCATTTATTACAAAGCTGTAATTTATGCCCGTGGCAGTTTCCATTCAATCGGACTGGGTTATTTACAAAATTGCTTTTCACTGGATTCTCTGCACTTCATTATGTTTATGTATTAACCATTTATCACCTAATATTCTTAATGCTTTGACATATTGCAGTTGATTATGTCTATTCGTACTGCGCGGCACATAATCAACATTGAATAACTGGCGCACTTTAATTAGCATTTGTGTATTCATATTATCCCCACTATATCGTTGATGTTGACCCATGCGTGTAAGACAGTTGTCCCATCCATACTCATTAACTTGCAAAAGATTTTGTCGTCTCTGGTCTCATTAGAGTCAATGACGACCCACTCTTGGCCCTTGAAAACCACTGTCGCTAGTTTAGATTTCATTCGTTTGCTCCGTTGTTTGTGGAGTTGACATTTTTGCACAATTTGACTTATTTGGTAAATTATTTTTTTATTTTTTAGAAAATTTTTTTTGTAGGTGTTTAGTGCCGCCACAGTCGCCCCCGCCAAGCCGGCCAAGGGGGGGGTCACGGCCACCGACCGCCAGCTGGCCACCACCGACTTGTCCCCAGATTTTGGCCAACTTTATCCACAGATTCCTGTGCATAAGTAGGTCTGTAATACTTTAATGCACTTAATTCTGTGGATAACGACTTATCCACTTAACATAATGGTCGTTGTATAAAGTGACTGAATCATTTGGTATTCGTTTCATCGATATCGTCTATTGACACGATGCTTCGCTTGCGCAGTGCATCAAGGGCCATGCTTCCCAGGTCGATGTTGACCAGTGGTTGCTGCTTGTCCCCGTACTCATCTGGAGCCTGCTTAGAGGCCAGCCAGCGCCTTGTGTCCAC